TGGTAGTGCATCGATAAGTCCTGGTGTACTAAACGGTGTCTTCGATAGCACGGCAACTTCAGGACTCCATGTCATCGCAAGCACCGTGGCACAGTCTGAAGTAGTGATGGTCCCGATTGGTATAAGAGCCGCTCCCGCGGCAGGTGATCCGGTGTTTATGGGTGAGTTTGTGCAGCTTGGTTATCATGCTGTAGAAGAGGGAGGCGCAATATTTGCTAATATCCCCTTTGGTGAGTGGGATGTTTCCGATCTTCTCTCTCATTCTCGTAGTAAACCGTGGGGAGTTCTGATCCATGCTAAGGCAGCGAGGACGGCAGCAAACACAGCGGTAGGCATCGACGACTATGGGGCAGCGACAGCACTCGGCGGCTATATGATGTATCAAATATTCGCCGGGGATGGAACTGCAACGATAACCATAGAAGACGCTTCCACTAATACAAATCCAAATTTCGCCGCCCTCACAGGTGCCACTACCGGAGAATTGGATTGTTCCTCTGTTCAGAAAGGAGTCGTCGATCTCACGGCGACCAGGGCCGTAAAAAGGTATCTTAGGTGGCAACTCAGCTTGAATACCGCTACCACAGTCACATTCGCATTAGCGTTCTGTAGAACAATTACAGTAGGATTCTAATAGAACAGGAGTAAGAAAATGTCAGCATTAACAGGAAGAACAGTAAGCCGTTGGGTGAATTTCTCTGTGGAGGATGCTTCTGCTATGCGCGACATTCCCTTCAACACCCTCAGCGTTTGCGGCATCCCATACGAAGAGCAGGATCTAACCGCTTTTCAGGATGCCGTGAAAGGGGCACTTCCGGGGATGCCGGATGCTCCAATCGAGATTAGCGGACCTTTTGACACCACCGCGGCGGTAACTGCGGCAGCGTCAGGGGAAGCTCCCGCTCTAACTGGTTCGCATACGGTGTTAAGTGTGATCAACGGAGGGAGCGACCCCAAAGCTCTTGATATAAAATTCGGTATCAGGACACATTGGGAAGATGGGGCTCCTCAGTTTGGGATCACGGCTACAGCCGCCAATGGGTATCTATGCGTAAACTACACGGTAGATGTCAGCACAATGACTTACTCGGCAAAATTCGTTGTGACTGCTGGATCAGCTATACCAGCTTGGGGAACCACGATTGAAGTGGTACTGTAAACATGGCTAAAATCATCGAATCGCCAGTTGAGCATTTCAAAGGGACTGTGGAGCTCTCAGATCCATTGACATTCCCGCAAGTCATCGCTTTTCAGGATGCAGTCAGAGAAACGATGAACCTAATAAATGAAAATGGAAGGGAAAATATAGCACTTGCGAAGCTGCATTATGCTATGCTTCCGGGCATCTTGCCGTGTATCGAAAAGTGGCAGCTCAAGAACCTGCCCAAAAAGCTCACAATAAAGAACTTCCCAGCGACACCCATGACTGCCGCGGGCTTGCTAGTTGATTGGCTGCGGGACGAAATAACGAGTCTAGTCGTCGAGGCGGAAACAGTCCCAAACGAGTGATCGCCGCCGCTTATGAATATGCTAGTGGTGGCGATGTCTCTAATGAGATCGTCATGGGTCGAATGATAGACCGCTTCGGCGTTCATGCTGTAATGGGGCGTCCCTACTTAGGGGCGCGTGAGATTAAAAGCATCTATTCAGCCGAAAAGGTATTGCAGACACACGAAGAAAAAGAGAGATGCACGGACTGGGCTGACTGGGCAAAAGATAATCCTGATGATGCTGCATTTCTGGCGAGAGCTATAAAAGCAGCCGATGAAGAGGGTTTGATTAGTGGCTAATATCATAGAAATAACACTAAAAGGTATAGACAAGACTAGCGGAGTCTTCAAAAAGACGGAGAAATCCGTTAGTAGTCTAAACACCGCATTATCAAAATATGCCAAACTTGCGGGTGCTGTGGTTATAGCTGGCACCGGTGCCCTTATCATTTCCTCAACTAAATTGGCGGCTAGAGTAGAAACGCTTGGGGTTGTGACGAAGAAGATGGGGGAGACTGTTGGCTGGTCGGAAGAGAAAATTAGAGCTTTAGAACAGTCTTTAATTGATACAGGTATTACACTCCAGAGTTCTCGACAATCTATCGCTATGATGATACAAGCCAATGTTGATTTGGAGAGATCCACTGATTTAGCTCGGCTTGCCCAGAATGCAGCAGTAATCGCGAATATAAATTCTTCTGACGCATTCCGAAATCTCATTTACGTTATTCAAACTGGCAATGTGCGGATGGCTCGCACAATGGGTCTACAAGTCAGTTTTCGGGCTGCGCTAGAAGAAACTGCTAAACAATTAGATAAAACAACTGAAGAACTCACTGAAGAAGAAATAATGCTGGCTCGTACAAATGCAGTCATGAAGGCAGGCACCCGCATTACTGGTGTCTACGAAGCCGCAATGGAAACGGCTGGAAAGCAATTGCTTTCGCTTGATCGATATGTAGAAGAGTTCAAGGTTTCGTTGGGTACTTTATTCATTCCGGTTTTGGCCGAAGCAGTTGAAGGGCTAACTTGGTTCTTCAAGACAATGAGGGAAGGACTTGATACTGCCAATTTACTACTCAACTGGCATGAAATGATCGGCGAAGCAATGATGGATAATGCCGATACTTATGAAGAATATATTGCTGGAGCGATCAAGTCCGGTAAAGCCACATTGCTTTTTGGACAATTGATCGGTGAATTGAGCGAGGAAGCTTGGGAACTTGAAGAGATAATTAGGGGAGTAAATATTGCGACAGCCGAACAGATAACTAAGCAAAAAGAGCTAGGTGGAGTCATTGGAGACACAACTTCGGATATTGAGGATCTTACGGAAGCCCAATGGCTCCAGATGGCAGCGGAAGCAATGATCGCTGGTGATTATGCCGCCGCTCAGCATTTCGCAGACATGGCTTATGAGGTAGAGCAGAATAGGGACAGAATACAAGAGCTAATACAAGCACTCGACGATCTTGATGGTAAGAGCGTTTATTATACGCTGTTTGGTGCTGAAGTCACAGGAGTAGGCGGAGTAGGAGGTCCACCTACACCTACCACCGAAATACCTAGTAGGGGCTTTCCTAGCTGGGCAGCGGGAATTGCTGCGGGTTTCGAGCATGTGGGTGGTGAATGGGTTAGGGCACCTGGTCGTCAATACGGCGGACCAGTATCGGCAGGTATGCCTTACCTTGTAGGCGAACGTGGACCAGAAACATTTGTGCCAACTCAAGCAGGGCGGATAGAACGGACAGATAACAGCCGAACCGCAAGCGTAACCGTCGAGCAGCTTATCATTCAAGGCGGAGGCCAGGAGATCGAAACACAGATGGCGATGGAAGATTCATTGTTGAGAGTACTGGAGGAACTTCTATAATGTCATCTATCATCAAGGTGGTCAAAGGCACCACAGAGATCAGTCTATTAGATACTGGCGGATTCAATTTGCAGATGCGGGGCTGGAATATGGCTCCAGCCGAAAGAGAGGCGGGTGTTGTAAGGGAGCGGATTAGCTGCAACCTGATTGCGACTGATCCAGATGATGCGGCCAGTCAATTTCAGACACTCAATGATTTGCTCAGGGACGCAGTTTTGTATTCCGAGAATGATCCAGTTCAGAACGTCCCCGTTTATATCGAAACCCAATACGAGGACGAAACCAACAAACGTTATGCTCTTATCGCGGGAGATTATGCTCGCTTCAAAGTATCCCCATTTGATTATATAGCCAAGACACATCATGTATTCCGATCAATTGATTTGGTGATCACTCGTGCGCATCCCTGGAGTTCTCACAAGCCCGGTATCCTGCCTGGACGCATTCAGCTAGATGAGACCGATGGTCCTGATTACTCCCCATCCCAGACTGATTTTGATATTGATTTGGTCAGCACGTTTGGGCATCATCCAACCACGATGACTGGTGGTCTCATCGGCAGACCTGGGAAGTTCGGGCGGGGGGCGCAGGTTGCTCAGGTGGTGGAGAACATTGTTGCCAATCCGAGCTTTGAAACCAATACGACTGGGTGGAGTGCGGGAGGGGCTAACACAGTTGCTCAGGACGCTGTACGTTATAGGTATGGTGCCAAATCGCTGAAATGTACTTGGCAAGATAATAGCGTACTTGCTTATTACCCCATCACGCTAACTGCGGCTGCGCATACTTTAGGTATGTGGATGTATATTCCAACTAGTTATGATGGAGGTGGGGTAAAAATTTATCTTGCCGATTTCGCTGGTGCAGGTAGTTCTGTGATAGGTAATGCCGACATGGATGTAAGGGACGAATGGCAATTTATACCTGCTCACCTAACCCCAGTCGGAGGTGATCTTGTCGGTGCTATTTATGTCGAAAGGTCTGTCTCCAATCCTTCGGCTGGTAGATTTATCTACATCGATGCTGTACAAGTCGAAGCGAGAAATCAACCTACTTGTTATTGTGATGGTTCTCTTGGTCCTGGTCATTCCTGGCAGGGTGTAGCACATGCCAGCAAGAGCGATAGGGTAGCATCTGAGTTGGCTTTCGATGACGACGCTGCAACCCTGATCAATTCACAGATGACAGTCATGGGATGGATAGAACATAGTGATCCTAATTATCAGATATGTATGTTTGATATGTGGGAGAGCGATCCCAAGAAGATAGCGTGTATTAGGCAGACAGATCATGAATTTGATCTTTATCTGAATGGTGCTTACAGGATACAAAGCATCGGTAGTGGTACAGAGCCGGAATTTGGAGATTGGACTTTCTGGTGTGTAACCTTAGATTACGACGAAGATGATTACAATCTCTATGTTCTTGATCCGACTGACGGTGTTATGTATTCTGGCAATGATACAACTGCCCTTGATATATCTGTTCCCACCTTATTCAAAATTGGTACTGACCGCCACACTGCTCTCAAATGCAACAGCGTTTTTGATGAGTTTATTATCATCCATCGCGTTCTGTCTGCTGCTGAGATCCAGGACTACGTTGATTCCGGCAAGCCCTTTGTGGGCGATCCTGAACTAAAGCTCTATCTACCCTTCGACGGTCCCCGCTGGGATCACATAGCCAACTTCAGGGATGACGTAGAAATTGACGAGATTTACAATAAGGTTGACGGCGACGGATGGAGTGCTAACTTTGCTGCCGAGGAGGAATTTACTCTATTCCCCAATGCGGTTGCCCAAGATGACTTTGTGTTAGTCGGTTCGACAGATCAACCTCTTAAGCACGTTATTTTCAATTTTCGTACAGCGGGAGATTTGACAGATACTACATTGGTACTCGAGTATTGGAATACCGATCCTGCTTGGACTGCGCTGGTAATCAATGAAGATTATGCTGTCTATCCAGGTGCCACGTTGGAGGAAATGTTAGAAAGCAAAGGTAACGCGGTTATCAGCATGATACCACCATCAGACTATCTCAAAGTCGATCCTGGTACTGGTACTGACGCGTATTGTCTCAGAATACGAGAGTCTCATGCTAATCCTGTCTATGCAACCCATCCAATTCATGCTGGGCAATTGGCATATGCCGCTAGGAAAAATGAAATTCGCATTCCAGCCGCTTCACTACATGGTGATGCTCCTCCCAAAGTTCTCTTGAGGCTACATGCCGATGGCGGAGGTGACGCTGATCCAGGTTTTGCTCGCCTTTCAAGGATTGTTTGGGGGATCAAGTCGAAGGGACTGACTGGATTTACTTCAAACTTGAACGCTGGTAATCAAGACAACCCAGCAGGCTGGGCAGTAACATATGGAGCCGACTCTTCCAGTTCTCTTGATCCATCGGGACCAGGAGGTTATAGTAACGCGATTACGTTTGCTGGTGGAGATGCGTTAGCTATTCGGACGACGTTCACGGGAACAAATAAAACTCAGTATTGGCTCGGAAACTATCGTGTCTACGTGATCTGTCGCCAGACGGGTGGAGCTACTGGTCAGACGAGTCTTCGACTTCGCACATTCTTAGAGGGAGTGAACGATTATGATCCCCATGTAGACTCTGCCACTGTTCCGCTTGTCGGGGTAGCTGTGGGATATGAAGCGCTTGACATGGGAGAGCTAAACATCCCATTTGGTCCTTACTCTTCAGAAGGAGTATTCAGCGCTACCGATCTCATATTCCAGTTATTTGCTAGTCGTGTGGCAGCCTCGGGGGCAACTCTTCGAATACATGCATTAGTATTGATGCCAATTGATCAGGCATCGGGAACGCCTAATGACACCACTGGAGCTGTTCCTGGCAGTGGTTTTGCACTTATAGGAGGCCAAGCTATTGATCATGATGGCGGAGTTGTTGAACGGGGAACCAATAAAGTTGTAATGGCTGGGGTAAATCATCATTCTGTCATGAGTTGGGACAGCGGCGGAGCATTTATCGAAATCAATCGACTCGCTGTCGCTTCTCGTATTTATTTTTTATTGCTCCATTATCCGCTAGGTGGTTCCTGGGGTACAGGACCAATGATCGCATCCCCAGGCTGTCATCTGGTAGGAGAACTTCAACTTCACCACAGCTATAGGCTATTGAGGGGGAATGACTGATGCCCATCGAGTCTATTGTAATCTCTCAAAACCCAGTAACGGCTTGGGAAATTTATAGTCGAAATTTATATCCCAAGGCTGTCGGTCGCCCTTCAGATTTCTTCCAGCTAGACAGGACGAAAGTTGCCGATGGGGGTTATGGTCGTCTGCGTTTCAAGTTCCGTGGAACTCGCCCAGAGTTGGAATCGTTTTTTGAATATGGCTTAGGTCGAGACATCAAGATTTACAACCAGAAGGGACTTGTTGACTATCATGGTTTCGTCTTCAGTCTAATCCTGAACACTGGCGTTCACATCTTACGAAAGTCTATGCAGCACATATTCAATAAGGTATGGGCTCGGTTTGATGCGACTGGTGGGGTTGACCCAACTCAACGTTCAACTGTTTATCAGAACACTGCAAGCCAAACCCGCTTTGGCATCATCGAGCACGTTATTGGAGGAGGTCAACAATCTGCTGCTGCGGCAATCAATCAAGCAGTCCAGAACAAATTAAGCTGGTATGCTTGGCCTATGATAGATATGGATTACGATGCTGGTAGAGGGGATCCCTATATTGAAATCATCGCAGATGGCTATCAACGCACGTTGGCTTGGAGAACATACAATCAAACAGCCGCGGGCGGGGACGATAATTTATCTACTATAGCCGCCGCGATTATAACTGCTTGTGGTCAATTCGTTGCCAGTACAGACATCACCACTAATACCATTCAGGTGCCGAAAGAATACGACAATGATAGAAAGGCTAAAGATGTTTTAGAGAGTTTGGCCGGAATGGGGGATGCTTCAGGAAATCGGTGGCTCTCCAGAGTCGAAGCGGATCGGATCTATTCTCTTGGCCCAATAACGAATGTGAGATTTAGATACTCTATTAATGTTTGGGATAAAGATAAGCAGATGATCGATAGAGATGGTTCTATTGTTTCACCAGATGAGATTGAACCCAATGAAGGAATACGGTTGATCGGATCCGCAAGACCTACATCGGAAGTATACGATAGTGATCTGGAGACACCATACATTAGCTTTGTTGAGAATGTGAGTTATCGATATGATGCTAATAAGGTCAAGGTACGAGCAACGAAAGAAAGTATGCTTCAGTCATTTTTGAAACGACTGGGAGGGATGGTGAGTTAAATGGGAGTAATGATTAATGGGGCAGGTGCAGAAGCCATTATAATTATTTACGACGCCGCGAATACCGGTGCTGGGCTGGGGGGAGTTTCCGTGAGAAATCTATCCAGACACAGTTCGGCGGCTATGGTGCTGGAGAAGAAAGTCAGCAAGATTGGAGTATTTATGGAAGTGTATGATCCTGAACTTGCATCCTTATTGATGGGAGAATTTCTGTAATGGATGTTGTTGTGAGTGTGTGGCGTCCTTGGCGAACGGCAACATGGCCTCACTTCATCTCGATTGAGGATCAGGTCAAGGCGGCGATTGCTGTCCAGGCTGATGCCATCGCGATCAAGGGAACTAATAAAACTTGGGTCTATGGTGCAAAGGAGAATCTCCCTTGGCCCTACAAAGCACATAGCAACGATGCAATGGAGCAGGAGGCCAAGGCACAAAGTCTCGCGGTTGACCTTTGGTGTTGGGTGGATTGTAAGAATCCAGCAACGCAAGCAACGAGAGTGAAAGAAGCAACTGCTAGGTGGAATCCCCGGAATGTGAAACTAGATGTTGAGGGTGGAGTGGCCAAAAAGTACGCTTACAACACTGGTGCCTTCCTGCGAAGCCTAGGGAGGCTTTATCGGCATGATGGTACTCCTGTGAAAGTATGGCTACAGTCATATCGCCGGCCAGACTTACATCCGATCGCATGGCATAAATGGTTGACATATACCGACCAGGCTGGCATCTATCTACTGGAAGGTGTGGCTCCCCAGGCTTACTATGCTGGAACAGATGACAGCCTGAGCGACTATGCAAGAATGCTGAGAGCCTACGATAAGCTGAGTCTGGAAATACACCGCACATTCGATTGGCACGTTACCTTACCAACCTACCGAGAGCATGACTGGCAACCCACCGCTGAAAGTTTGGAAGTAGGGATTGGTTTCCTGCGTAACGAGCTCAGTGATCGGCTGAAGGGAGTAGACTTCTTCCGGCTGGGCTGGCTGATGGACAAACAGTTAGAGGATGTCCGAGTAATGCTGGCTGGCTATGATTGGGGAAACGGTGAAGAACCCGAACCCCAGATCCCATTTGAAGAGTTGCCCGAAGTCAAACGGTGGGGTATAGTAGGCGGCGATCTCCGTCGCAGAGGAGTAGTGTAGATGGATGATTTGAATTTGTTTGAGCTCATAACAGAATTGGGTATAATAGGAGTGTTGATCATGGGAATCCTAGCATTTGTAAAAGGCAAGATATGGCCGGAGAAGATGGTGGATAAGATGCTTGATGCCCAGCGTATAGCCGCCGAACAGTCAGCCAAACTAATCGCCTCAGAAATGGGTGAGAAGATGAAGAACGGCATCGCTGAAGGCATGGAGCAAGGCATCGCCCGGGGCTATCTTAAGATCAACTCTGGGAGGGATTTATGAAGAACCGCAATATTCTGATTACGTTTGGAATCGTACTACTTGTGATCATCCTTCTCATTGTAGGATTCTTGATGATCAAACAGATGGAGGTCCAGAACGATGAAGTGGTTTGCCCTACTCAATCTGATATACATTGCGATTGTAATGTTACTGTTGACTGTTGTTGCCCTACTGAGACACCGACGCCGACAGAAACCATCGTACCATTCGGCACATCAACAGTTACACCGCTTTTTCCCAGCCATACGCCAACCGCAACTAAAAGAGGATATACGTCTACCCCGACTTCCGTTAAGCATGCGACAAGTACGAGTACGCGTCGTTCAACCAAAGAGCCAACCATCACCGATGCACCGCCGACTGCGACATCTACTGTTTATGACATCGAAACAACAACACCTTTACCGACAACTACTAGATTACTACCGACGGCTACTGTTGTAATAGAATGTTATCAATGGCTGTGTCATAAGCCGGGAACGGCGGCGGAGGCGGATTATTGCTGTGATAGTGCTGGCTGTGTTGCGGCACATTTGGGGCATGGCGATTACCTCGGACGTTGTAAATGAGAAAACTACCAAGAATTACTAAGACTTGTGCCAGCCCGAACTGTGATTTGCCCTTTACTGTCAGTATTCACGACCCACAAAGATATTGCACTAAGAAATGCTGGGATAAAGACCAAGAAGCACACAGGGAAATGAGAGGTAATGGCAAATATATAATTTGCCCATCATGCGATAAGAGATTCTGGGCAAAAAATAGCGAGATTGGAAGAAAATACTGCTCGCGTCCCTGTTATGATGATGGGCAACGCCTAGGCTGGCGACAAGACCAATACGGATATGTTATTAAGCGTATAAACAATCATCCACTTGCCAACGGAAATCAATACGTCTTCCAGCACAGACTAATATACTGGGAAGCCCACAACTCGACTCCAGAACTACTCGCCATCCTTCAAAATGGAGGAACAGTACACCATATCAACGGAGACAAGGCAGACAATAAACCAGAAAATCTTGAACTCCGAATGAGAACAAATCACCCGCATGGAGTAGGCGAATACGATATGATAAAAGTGCTCACTACATTAGGATATGCGATTACAAAATGTTAACAATATAAAAGGAGTTGCCCATAGTAGTTTGAAACAAGTATAATGACAAAAGGAATCGATTCCATAGGAGGTGAATCGTGGAGCTAACAGCGGAACAACTTATCTATATCGGAGTAGTCGCGTCTGTAATTACACAAGCATTACGGTTACTGGCCAGTCATTTCGAGTACAAGCCGTCGCGCGCTATAGTCAACATCGCGCTATTCGTCATTTCGATTGTCTTAGGCGTTGCGTTTTTCGGTTTGCCTGAAGTGGTCAGCGAAGATCCGATGGAATTAGCAGGGGCGCTAATCGCAAATGCAGCGGCGGTACTAGGCTCTGCAAGCCTGATTTATAACGTGCTGCTAGAGAAAGTATTGCGAAAAGTTTAGTAAATCAAGTCAGTCGCTCGGCGAAAGGAAAGGCCAGTGGATTTCCTCCTCCTTTATCCGTTGGCCTTTTCCTTGCCAAGCCAAGCCAGGCCCCGCGCGGCCGTGCCTTACCCCACCCCGCCTTACCCCACCATGCCGTGCCTTGCCTCGCCTTGAATGTAATTCCGTCCTCGCCTTGCCACGCCGGGCCGCACCTAACCTTGCCGAGCCTCGCCCCGCCATGCCCGGCCCCACCCGGCCTGGCCCAACCGTGCCCCACCAAGCCTTGTCTCGCCTAGCCAAACCAGGATCATTCCGCGGCAAATCTGCCTAGCTTGTCACGTCGGATTTGTATCTCAATAAGTTCTGGCAAACTCAACTTCTGCCTAATATCTGCTCTTCTAGGATCGTAGCCCTCATGTGCTATCCTCCAGAGCGTAGCGGAGCTTACACCGTATCCCCGGGCCATTGAAAGCCATGTCTCGCCATCTTCATTCCTTTTTATTAGCTTGATCTTGAGGTTCTCTAACGATATGGTTTTGGTCATATTTACGCCTACCAATTGGGGAGCATATAATCTAGCGTGCTCTGTATGTGCTGGTAGTCACAGGCCGTCTTTACTTATTATAATGGATGGAATTTTCTATGTCAATATCCCCCTGTTTCTAAGGATTCAGCCCAAGCAGCCGCCAATTTCCCAGCCGCCTCCCCAGTTGACATCGTTACTGGCTGGAGTCGAGTTGCTCCATTCACTAATCGACTGACGGATATGTTTTTCTCAGTGGCAAATAGCCCGGGATATAAGCTCGAAATCAAGGATCCGGCTGGGATGTCGAAAATACCGGTGACACTATAATCAACCATGTCCCAGGTCTCTCCGAAATCAAGAGATCCTCTCCCGCCGTGAAAGTCTATTGGATAGTCGCCCCAGGCTACAGCATCGTCAAACAAGACATATCTGATCTCACTTGCAAGCAGGACATGAATACCAATCATGCGCCTTGCTTCACGGACATAGGGGATCAATGGAAAGTGAATCTCGATCGCCTCGTATTCGTCAGGTAGGCAACGATTCTGGCGGTTGTACTCCGTATCATATCCTTCGTCATTGGCAATTGCCCATCTTGAATCTATCTCTGTCTGCATGTAATAAATGAAATTCAGCGTGTGTAGCTTGGCTCGGCACATCTGATCGTGGCGCTCGTCCCGATCCAAAATAGCACTTGGCGTTATTGCCCAATCGTTCGCCCAGTTGATTCCGGTTTTGGTAATAAGATCACCAGATGTCGAACTATCTGGAATGCCCCGGTAGGCATTGTGGAACGTCCAGCTAACGGGATATTTAATGACGGGCCAATCGGAATATCCGCCTGTTGCTACTGGAGGTTTATATGGTTCCGGCCAGTGCATGGCTCGCTCTAGGAAGACTGCCATTTGCGCCCGCGTCACCAACTTCGTCGGGCAGAACTTAGTAGCACTACAACCAAGAGTTATACCGTCTCTTGCCAACTGTTCGATCCACGCCGCCGCCCAATAATCGATAGGGACATCATCAAATCTTCCTATTGGTGCTGGTGGGACATAAGACGTTCCTCGAATAGCCCGCCCAAGAAAGATAGCCATCTCCGCTCGGGTTACTCTGGCGTTTGGACAGTACCTCGGCGGATCTATTGAGCAACCCAATGTTATCCCATCTGCAAACAGCGCTTCAACCCAATCTGCTACCCAATTATCGGGAACATCCTCGAATAACCCTACCGCTGGTGGGGGAGCATAGTCACTCCCATGCAGCATTCTCTCTAAGAAGATCGCCATCTGCGCTCGAAAGATATAAGAGTCGGGACAATACATCTTGTCTCCACAACCGATGGTTATCTTGTCTCTCGCCAATTGCTCAATCCATGCGGCGGTCCAATGATCAACAGGCACATCCCAAAAAGCAGGATCGACCGTCACATACGAACGGAACTTCTCAACATCTTGCTCATATCCTGGGGGGGCTGTCTTGATGATCAAATCGTCTGGGACTCCATCAGGATAGTATTTCACTATGGCAGTCCATGTTACATCCTGTACCTGCTCACCGATCATGTAGCTATCAGGGAGCAACTCCAATACATCGCCATACTCAGTCGCCTCGATAAGAGAAAGGGCGTAGAAATCCCCTCGATCAGTCTGGACTCCAGAAATCGCTCCATCAGAGTCAAAGAGTACACCAGTCACTATCGTCCGCTCCAGAAGAGTGACCCCCGCCTCGGTAAGCATCTGACGCATGATAGCTTGTCCAATATGTGGCTCGAAGCAGATTTCGTCATCCCCCCAATAACAGGTATGAATGCTTTTGCCAATCGATTGATAGTGAGCTTCGATCTTCCCGATAAACTCTGCGTATATTCCCTCTGGTTGCTTTTGCTGTATATCTTTTCCCCCATCCATTGTCGAAACTCCCGCGGCTGTGGCTTGACCGCCGACCCAATCCGTCTCTTCGATCAGGAGAACAGAAGCATCTTCTCTGGCTGCACTGATCGCCGCAGCAACCCCTCCAGTTCCTGCACCGACAACGATCACGTCATAGCTTGATGATTCACCTCCGCTTGCAGATGCCATATCGCGTAGCACGAAGAGCATCGCTAAGACGGCTAGAACAACGAGTAGAACAAACAAAACAACTGGTTTTTTCATTTCACCCTCCTATCACTAAAATCACATTATAGACTGCGGCGGCGATGTTGTAAGCCGAGGCCAATGCACCCAGTAAGGCAATGGCGAATAGTAGCCAGTGAAGTGGTTTATGATTCATGTATGCTCCTTGGGCCTGAGTTTCTTATTTCTCAGCGCTGTCATTTGCCACAACACTTGTATCTTCTTCAATCTCAACTCTGAGGGCTTTTTCTGCTGTTGCATAAGCATATTCGCTATACCAACAATTGTCAAAATTAGAAGCATCCTGACCTTCACCACGAACTGCAATCAGATTCAATGCTTTTAGCAACCGCTCATTCTCGGCTTTGAGTTGATGCAACTGCTCTCTGAGTCCACTAATAATATGTGCTTGCTCAAGTCCCGCATTAAGCATTTCCATCCCTCACTCTCCTATTGTGTTGTGTGGTATTGTCATCTTGTGCCTTTTGGCTCGCTTTGTCCTGCTGGGTCTCTAAGCTTGTATGGCTCGCTTCCTCTCAATGGGTCTCTACTGGCTGTTGGCTCGCTGTGGGCTGGTGGGTCTCTATCCAAATACGGCTCACTTGCTGATTATGGATCATGGTAAGACAGCTAGTCTTTCAAGCCACTCATCATACCTTTTCCTTGCCTGATGTGCCTTGCGCTTTTCCACTTCCTCATCTAATTCATCCAAATACCACCACAGTCTTTTCACCCAACCCACGCTTATGCTGGCAACCATCAAGGAGTAAAGCCACCATGCGAGCCACAAGCCTATCGTTAGTGTATCTGAGAATGTCATGTTATGATCCTTTAATTCCTGAGACGACTGTTACTCAGCACCGTCACTTGCCACAACACTTGTAGTTACTTACTCTCCTCCGAGGGCTGGTCCGTTAAATATTCCTCTTCAATGTAATCTGTGGTGTCGTCCATACCCATATTTGTAAACACTTGCAAGGAATATCCTACTCCTTCTTCAAGCCTTACTACTCTATCTATCAAGATTAGGCACTCAGCCCCAGATATGTGAACCACACCATCAAATCTCATCGCTACATCATAATACGCTTGCATCTTCTCGCTTGTCTTCATCTTGCCTGCTCCTCTACAGCCTGTTGCTTCGAATGTTGGTTCATAGTCAGTCAACGTGTCAGTTGTCCATTTAAGTAAGGCAGCCCCTATCTATCATTCTAGCCCAGACAAGGGCTGCCTATATTAGAAGCCCGAGGAGTTTTGGTCGGTTTAGGTGTCTTAGTGGGTTTCGGAGTTTTAGTGGGCTTAGGTGTCCTCGTAGGTCTAGGCCCACCAGATGTAGCTGTCGGGGTATATGTTTCCGACGCTGTAGATGCACCTCCACATATCGAGATACCCAGGCACAGCACAACGAGGATTAAAGCTGGCCATAGATTGTTACGTTTCTTCATGGCTGCTCCTTCGCCACTCGCTCTCCTCCGAGGGCTTGTCTCAATTCTATGTCCTGAAATATGTCATCCAGTATATCTGGCACACTATCTTGCGGGCATTCGTACCAAGCAGACATCAACCGCTCAATCTCGGCTTCGAGTTGGGCGATATATTCTAGTGCCCAGACACCTTCACAATATTCATCAGCAACACCTTGTAATGCCTCTTTCAGTTCCTCTGGATTGAGTCCTCCCATCTTTAGATTCTCATTCATCAATCACCTCCGAGCTTGGCTCTGGTGCCAATACTCTATTGATACGATCTCCACAGACTTTGTGAGCCCAAGGTGGAGTTACAGGCCCTAAAAGTTGTTGATGAACCTTGATAATCTCATCGCCTACTTTGAACTTCTTAAAGCACAGGCCACAAACCCCAGGGAATTTGGCTTTCATTTCACCAGTTCCTTGGCGTCGTCGGAGAGATTGGCAAATTCTCTTTCTTCCATCATCGTATTATTGTCTACGTGTTCTTCTAGCCCCTCAGTATATTTAGCCAACTCCCTCAGCACACGGGCCATGCGTTCTGAGTTCGTCTCAGAATGTAGCCTTACATGATCACGGATTTTCTTGTTACCCTTTTCAACGTTACTTAGCCAATCGTTCATTTCAGTCTTCCTTCATGTAGGTGTCGGCCTCTTTAGGTGCTTCATCCATTGGTAATTCGCCTTGTCCCAACTCTTTTATTCGCTCAGTCACCACGGCTTGTATCTCTTTCACTGCCATAGAATCGGGGGTATAAGCGCCCCCGCTGTCCTTGGTTGGTTTGAGCAAATCGAGGAGGGCTAGGATCTCGCCATTGGTTAGATCCCTACCGCTATCGACCTCGAATAGATAAGCAAGTGCTGATCGACGCTTTTCTTCAGATGCCGGATCACCTGCAAAGCAAGCCTCAAGCATTCCCATTGCCAGTCCTAATTGTTCAACTGTGGCTTTATCACTAGCATGACCACCAGCTTTCATATCCAGAGAGTTCTTCAACCATTCAGGGGATAGAGGACGCTCAATTGGTTTGCCCCTTTCAAATTTACTATTCCCTTCCTTATCAGGATCATCACCAGTTTCGATCATCAACGTTTGACGTAGAGCGTACTTGAAGGCGGCGGTCATTGCTTTGTTGGCGTCCTTGTCACCTGAGTCCATCCCTTTTCCGATCACGTTGACGAAGAACTTAGTTTCACTCGGAGCGTGATGGAAACAATAGGTCATCGCCAGCTTCGTGATATTGATCACATTTCCCGCTCTGGAAGTGAAGGGCTCGGCTGGCAAATCAATCATCGATGAAGGATAGACAAACAAACCGACCTCAACCATGTGTGGCCTTATGGCTCGGATGAAGGCCGATTCGCCTGCGAAGGAATAACTCAATTTTTTACTCGTCTCTTTCTGGACATATCCAACTTTTTCCATCACAAAATTTATAGCTTCATGTACGTTCTTAATCTCAGACATTCACCTGCTCCTTTAGCCACTTTTCATAAGCCATTCGTTCTAAGATCGGCTTCTTCAATTTATCCCGAATCTCATTCCTGAATATTATGAGCTTACCCATCCCTCTGTAGCCTGGTAGGAGCTCAGTAAACATTGTTTCGATCTGCTTCCATGCTTGATCGAAGTCTAAATCAGTATTACGATCAATGAACTCGGCAAGCTGGATCTTCTCTTTTGATAAGCTATCAAGCACGTCTGCGAATTCAGCGTAAGCGAGTCTACTTTTGATGTCGGCAAGTCCTCTGCGTTTCATGATTGCTCCTCTGCGTGGCGGATGGCTTCGTCTGCATCTTTCTGTGCTTCTTTCAGTTCGGCAACGTCTGCCCAATCTTCAAAGCCCTCATCCCAGTTACTTAATGCATTGCAATCTTTCTCCGCAAGGCGTAGACGCTTCAAAGCCTCCAGCAATTCAGCATGGCAATTGCAAGCGGTGACGATGAAGCGGGCGTTGGCTTCGGCTTCTTTAATTACATCTTCTCTGTTGCGATCCTCACTGTCGCGTCCTTTAATACCACTGCCATGAATAACCTCTCGGCCTCCGGCGGTTTCGGTTTGATAAATGCTTCTTCCTATTATTTCCCAAGGTCCTGGAGTATGCTCAGTCATCATGCTTGCTCCTTTGCGTGGCGGATGGCTTTTACTATATTACTCAGGGTTTTGAGGGTTTGCTGTTCATCGGGGGTGCATAATGAAGTCAACACATTTTTAGCTTCTTTCAAAGCCTCCAGCAATTCAGCATGGCAATTGCAAGAGGTGACGATGAAGCGTGCTTGATGTTCCCACAAACAACTTGCCAACATTCTGGGGCCGACGAATACCGCCCACCCCTCGCTACCCATCAGTTCGGCTCTCCAGGTGGTATCTCTATAGGTAGGTGTATGCTCAGTCATCTATTATCTCCTTCCGAACACGCTGGACTAATCTCCTTCCTGCTCGCACTGACAGTTCAAGAAGTTTAGTTCGCGGCGGCATGATTGATTTGGATTTACCATATTTAGGGGCATAACGTTTATATCCACAATGTTTCGACATAACATCAGCGTATAGTTCAATCCACCAATGGGGTTTTGAACGAAATAGTACATGTCCTATTTCGTGCCAGATTGTATGTTTGATTTCGTTCAGGGGCATGTTTCGTTTTGTAGTTATAGATTGCGTATGATGGTGACAGCGCCCGACGTATGCGTTAAGCGAAACGCCAGTTATTTTCTTGAATTCACTTGGGCGCAACAACTGAATAGGGGGAGTTTCTAATAGTTCCATAATGCAGTTGAAGCTATGGGTAATGCGCTTCCAGCTCGTCTTGTTTTTCATTGTGTAAGTTCTTTCCTCATGCGCTGGACTAACCACTGATCAAATGTCAGGCCGTCTGGATGCTGATTTATCCCTTCAACCATTTCAAACTCGGATAGATAGATCTCAAAGAGTAGCCAATATGCCGCCTCCTGCAATCGCCTTTTCTCCAGTGCCAATTGCTTGAGGTGGTTGATAAGAGGAGCTCGGGCTGCATCAGCCAGTTTTTCAGTAAGCTCGCTGGCTGTCTTCTCTATATTGGGCTTTCTAAGTGGCATCTTGTTCACCGTTTCCTTTCTTGTGTTGACCATTTCAATACCCACTCTAATTTACGATGACATGAAGGACACAATGGTATCAATAGTGGTTTCAGCGAATAATCAATATGATGCAAGTGTAGAGATTTATGATTCAGACCACAAAAATAACATTGGTTATTGCGCTGATTTAATATTTCTTTACGCGTATATTTGTCAGGTCCAATCAGATAATTTATGTATCCTGTTGACTTATTCATCGAGTCTGCTAATTCCTGATATGTATATCCTTGAGATTTTAATTTCAAAGCCCTTAATCTGAGCTCCTTATCATTTTCTTCAAGCATCCTCATGAATTCTGGAAATTCTGGACTTTCCGATGCAAATTCAATCGCAACAATAAGTGCCCTAGACATATTCAAACCAAGTCTCTTAGCAATTGTAGCTAACTTATCCTTGTCTTCTCGACTAGCCCTAATGTGTAAGTGTTCAGTCTTATTCATGATTTGTAGCTACAGTATAGCAGATAATTGGTACTTGTCAAGTAGCAAAAAGTATGCTATTCTATTTATGCCATGAATGAAAACGAGAAGAAAATCTATATGTTGCGAGTGCGGATGACAGAGAAAGAACGCCGGCAATTACATGAAATCTGCGGGCAGGTTGGCGAGAAGATGTCAGCCACGATTCGTATGCTCATACGCAAGGCTTATGCCGAAATGGTTGTGCCGACCAAGTATGGCAAATTTTAATCCCTGGCGCGTCGTTTGGAGTAGATCAGATTGCGCCATACTGCGCGATGAATCGTGCCTTCTCTCAAGGACACTGGTCTACTCCAAGGGGTGCGTCAGGAAACAGCGCATCCTTCTCCTTGAACTGGGACTCGCCCGCTCGTGACCTGGAACTCCTCCTAGACGGCGGGCTGGTCCCAAAATATAACGAGGTGAATGATGAGCGAGCAAGCACTAGAAGCACACTTAGAGAACCAAGAACAACGCCCACCAGAAGAAATGGTTGAAGTTGAAAAGGACTATCTCGAATGGCTTGAAGCTGAAAGGAAGAGACTACAAGAGAGCGTAATGACTTGGTGTAAACATTCTCAAGTAGCATGGAGCGAAGTAACAAGATTAAGAGAATTGCAGATTGAAACCCTCAGAGATAATGGATAAACAGACTATATGCGCCATATCAGTTATAGGCATTGAGCTTTATTTATTCATAATAGCTACACTGTGGATTAGTGGTTATATCTAAAATGGACAATAAACAATCATCCCCTAAACCCGCAAACGCTGTGATAGTCCCAGTGAATTTTCTGAAGTGGGGACCACGGCATGAGAATGGCTATCGGACTAACTTCGAGTCAGAGGTGAAGGATTGTCTAGTTTGGGAACCAAAACCGCCTGAGATAGAAGGCAAAGGAGATTGAAATGGACGCAATGATAAAGATAGCAATAGAGAAAGAGGCTGTACAGACAGTTGCCGAATCAATACTGGCGATATTGGATGCGGGCCAGGAGCAAAAGACGTTGCGAAAAGCATTAGACACATTTATGCACTCGACGCGGATTATGAATACGAATATTTCGGGCAATGTATTCAATACTGGCGAGAATGTTGATGATGGTGATAGCTAACTGGAAACATTCTTGATGACCGGTCCTAAACAAGCCTCCCGCGCAGCCTACTTAGATCATGTCAAATCGGGTAGGGCACAATCCCAGCGCATGAGGATCTTAGAATTCATGGAGCGACACCAGCTCCCCAGAAACAGGCGGGAGATCGCATTACTTACTGGATACCCGATCAATGTTGTGACTGCCCGGGTGAATGCCTTGATCGGGAACGGTGATCTGGTGGAAGAACACTTTGCAGTTGATCCGGTGACAAATCATCGAGTCGGATATTTGGAGATTCCTTATCAAGTCGTTCAAGCGAGGTTATTCCGATGAGTAAAAGTGAAACTTTTATTATTGCTGTTTTGGCAGCGTGGTTGCTAATCCTTTTAATGTTGGTCGTCACACCGATCATATTCCGATTTTAGGTTCTTATAGAGTCGTTCAAGCGAGGTTGTTCTGAAGGACTACTTGTGCTCAATTGAAAAGTATGTATAATATGAATGAGGTTCTAACGGGCCAGTATCGGGTAACAAAGCCTGTCGAGATCTGGGTGAGGGCGAAACCCTTACCCGAGGGTACCGTTAGCACCCTTACTCAGATCTCGGCAGGTTTTCATTTAGGAGAATAAGATGAGTGAGTTCTTTGATGAATGGGGTTTTTTTACTCAGATGCCAGAATGTGTAATTGAGATGGCGGCAGAAATCGGAAGCGATGCCGTCTATTTATTTATGTACTTCCGGTATCGCACAAACAATGAACGGGGCTGTGCTTTCCCGAAATACGAAACGATGTGCAAGGATATAGGTTGGGGACAACACAGAATTAGGAACGCCATTAAGAAGCTGGAAGGGGCCAAGCTCCTCGAAAGACGCAAGCGTTATGGTAAGTCTACTGAGTATTTCCTAACCAAACCACCACATGTGGCGGTACTAGATGATGAAACCGCCAGTATTGCCGTAGCGGCAGAACTGCAAGATGCCAGTATTGCCGTAGCGGCGCGATCAGTATTGCCGGAGCGGCAAAACGTACTTAAGACTGAGTCTACCGAGACTGAGTTAAAAGAATCGCGTGCAAAGAGCACACGCGACCCACTATTAGACCATCCAGCCATCATTGAGTATAGGGACGAAGCTCACCTTCATGTACCGATAACTTGGCGGAAACAGGTGGCCGAAACCGTGGGGGACGACCCTGCGGATGTTCAGCGCTGGCGCACCGTAGTCCATGATTGGATTGGGCGCGGTTGGAATAAGCAGAACGTCAAAGGACTCTTGGAAGTTTTCTGCAACCCAGAACAGAAGATGGTAGACGCATATAGAAAGGTGAGCGCGTGAACGTTAACCTCTTCGACCACAGTGCTGAAAGGCAAGTTATTGGTGCGGCACTTGTTGGGCATGTGGAAACAGAAGTCGAGATAGAACATTTTCATCTGATAGACCATCGACCAATATGGCGGGCAATCAAGAGCATGACTGCCGAACGCAGGCCAGTGACAATCGAAACGCTGATCGCCAAGCTGGGAGACCTCACTCAGATAGCATATCTCACCGAACTCATTTCAACTACTTCGACTTTGGCAGCTCCGGAATATGCCAAGAGGGTTGTTGACTTAGCACATCGTCGGGGATTAATGAGAGTGCTCGAGGTAGCGGCCAAATCAATAAGTGACAGTAAAGAGGTTAGCGAGATAGTAGCAAACCTGCAGGCTGATAGTTTTCAGTATGCCCGTGGACCAAGTCAGGCGCGTGAGGCAGGGATCAGCCACGTGGTAGATGAATTCTTGGAAGCGTATGCCAATCCGCGGGATGTTTGGGGAATACGTAGCGGGATAGGGGCGATCGATCATGAGCTCGGCGGTATACACAAAGGCGAGACGTTCATGATTGCCGGCGACCCGGGAGTTGGTAAAAGCATATTCAGCACCCAACTGGGTTATCAAATGGCTGGAGTGCAATTCTGGAATGAACAGATTGTGGGGAAATCGCCTGGGGTAATGTACCATCTTGAGATGAGCGAAGAGGCTATCATTCGGCGGGCGTTGTGCGCCCTGTCTAAGATTGAATACCGCAAGGTTCGGTCTGGCAAGTTGTCGATGGAAGAGCAAAGGCGCTTTATGGAGGCAGTTGAAACAATCGAATATGCACCGGTGTTCATCTCCGATTCTACGGAATGGAATACAACGACAATGCGGGCTGACGTTGCTCGATTGATAGACGAATATGGGATTGAATGGGTGATTGTGGACTATGCCGGGTTGTTGAAAGATCCAGCAGAAAGCGAGATTTCTCGGGAGATAAAAATATCACGTTCGTTGCACGACATTGCTAAGATGGGAGTAGCGATGATAGTTGTGGAGACTTTGAATAAGGCCGGTCTGCGCGGCGAGCGGGGGATGGCGGGGGGGCGGGGGAGCGGGCAAAAAGTGTACGATGCAGATGTCATATCTTTACTACAAGTTCCGTCAGATGACAAGTACCCTGGGACGACTGCTCGTGAGCTCATGTTCACCAAGGCCCGGGAAGCAGACATGTATTTGAAGATCCCACTTATTCTGCGAGGTTCGCAAAAGCGATTTGAACCAAAACCGCGACAAGGGAGTTTGCCATGACTGAAGTAAGCGAAGAGACAATCCTGGAGTTCATGGGGCAAGTTAGAGAGCATATTGCGAAGGCTCTGGCTTTCGTGAGGCCTCTGATTCGTGGAGACCAACCAGCGGAATTTCTAATCTTGGCTGAACATCTGAGAAAGGCTAAGTGCATCGCGGAAGGGTTATCGGGAGATGACGAATGAATTACGAAGAACAGCTCTCCACTGACATCGAAGAGTCACGCAGGGCTGCTAAAGGTTGCTGTCTAGGATTGCTAATCAGTATCCCGATGTGGGCCTGCATCATAGTATGCTTGATAAGGTTGATTGGGTAAGGAGGACTAATGGGTAAAGTCAGCAAGATCAAAAATGATTGGTTAAGTGAGCTTGAGGCTTGGGAAGAAAGAGAAAAGGATGAGGACATCAGGCGTATGGCTCGTGTGATTAGGGAGTTTGCGGAATGCCTAGAAACATTTGAGGGGAATCCAACAAGCGAATGGTCTGTTGAATCATGCGTGGCATTCAACAATCTCTCCGACGACGCTAAGGAATTGCTGGAATGAATATAGCAATAAGACACCCTAGAGAAATAAGAGCTCAGCATGAAATCAACGAAATTAGATTCGAACTGGGATTGAGTCAAGCGGCTTTCGGGGAATTACTGGGAGTGAGTCAAAAGACAATATCGAATTGGGAGATTGGAAGTAAGAGTCCCATGTTCCGAAGAGGTTCGTTACTTTACATCTGGTTTCGAGGTCCGATCAAAGCAGCTCGTATAGCCGAGAGAATTATGCAGGTGGCTTTCAGTGAATAAGCAATTTCGATTTGTTGACTATCCATCTATCAGCTTTTCTCAAGATGCAATCCTGCGGATGATTACAGAGCTTCATTGCCCGGCCGGAATTGAAGCAGATGTGACATATGGAAATGGATGTTTTTGGGATGGCAACAAGCCGCGCTATCGTAGCGATTTGAAAGCCACAGGGAATATCATTGCTGATTGTTGTTTTTTGCCATATGCCAGTGGTCGGATCCGGTCCCTAATTTTCGATCCTCCGTTTCTACACAAGAGCGGTGATGGTTCCATGATTAAAGAGCGATACGGGGATTTTCCTTCTATTACTTTGCTATGGGAATTTTATCGAAAGTCAGTACAGGAATTCAAGAGAGTAATGGCGCCGGATGGCATTGTGATAATTAAATGCCAAGACACAGTTTCGAGCGGCAAGAACTGGTTCTCGCATGTAGAGATTATAAATTATGCTAAAGAGGCAGGGCTTATTTTGAAAGATTTATTCATTCTACTAGCCAAGTCACGTATTCCCCAATGGAATCGCAAGACTTATCAACACGCCAGAAAATATCATTCGTACTTTTTGGTATTCAAAAATGGATAGATTTCAGCTTCACATCAACCTACTCGAAAATCCACATAGGCAAGTGTGGGTGAACGGTTGTATGAGTCACTGTGAAGGTCAGGCTTATCTCAAACACGAGTGCCAAGGACCGCTTGATGTCAACGAAGTGCTGATCACTCGACGCGTGTTCCAGAAGCTCTCGAAGGAGAAACAAGCCTACTTCTTCCATGAGTATAACTGCTCATTGAATTGTCGAGCGTTCCATCGAAGCATCGGTCACTCAAGAGGCTTCCGCAGGTGGTTCATGCAGCATGTATCAGCTATTTATGGCGGGGCTAATGTGGCTAATTGGATAGCTAATGCTCCCCTGAAAATTAGGAGGGTTTGATGAAACCACAACGTCTTGAAGAGATAGCGAAAGCGGCGGCTAAAACTAGTACCATGAATAGTGAAGAGGCATTTGAAGAGATTGTGAAAGGCATAATTAAAGTGCCGGAACAACTCCAGATGATGATAGATACCATTGTCGCCATGCAAGACGAATGGCCGATGCCAGAAGAAGGTTGGAAACGATTCGTAGATGATGTGGAACGCACAAATGAGCGTTTAGGTCTTAGCTTGATAATTAGGAAAATTAATTAATGTGGACCGTAGTCGAGAATGGCAAATACCAGCATGTCTTCAACAAGATAGATAAGCCATTTTTTATGCAGGGCAAGTTAATCCGATGGTCGTCTATTTGTGGCCGTTCATTCGCGATCAAAGAGCCCCAGCCGAATCCCCAAAAAAAGAAGTGCAAATATTGTATCGAGAGAGAGGATGGACATCATGAATAAAGCGGAGGGTATGATGAGTCAAACATGGAAATTCCAGATTGATGGCTATGTTGCGGAAACTGCTGATCCTTATTTGGCTGAGTTAATTCAACACTTGCTAGGCAAAATAAGAGATGACAAACGTATAATAATAGCATTCCTCACATTGATTAAAGAGGGTAAAGGTGTTGCTTCGAGTGATAGTCCTGAGAATGATCGTCTCAGAAAGTGATTGAACTTTGGTGGGTGAAGATCTAGAAGTATGTCCCTCCTGTGGTGGAATGATGAGAGAGGGCAGGTGGATGTGCAAGGACTGTCTTCGATCATCTTATAGTTTTGATGTCTGAGAAGCCAGAGTACACACCTAAGAGACATCGAGGAGCATTGGGAAATAGCATCTGTGATGAATGCCCAAAGGTGGAGTTGTGCCGGGAGAGAGTGAGTAATGGTGGCCATTGCTACTGCGAGATCCTGACCGAGGATGATTTGTTGATTATGGAGCTAGAACGTGATTGAAACGCCGTGTGTCTTTTGTGGGGAATTAGTATATGCCAGCCCGAAGCCAGAAACTTGGGGCATTGAGTGGAAGAATAATACATGGGTGCATTATAAATGTGCTAATGATTTATTTGAGGCTATCAGAAGTATTCAAAATGCCGACGAATTTGATATGACACCAGAACAAGAGAAGATGTTTTGATGATCATGGCTTTGGAGGTGAACAGTGAGTGAATTAACCATCAAGTTAGAAAATCTACAAGCCACGCTAACTGATCCAGTAAGGGATGAAGATATACGCGTTGCTTGGTCTATGGTAGATGAGGTAATCGGCGAAGTGCGCCAACTCGAAGCCAGAATTGATAGGTATGAAACTGCACTGAAGCATATTGTCAATCATGGGGGTGGCTATCCAGAAACTCTCGTGAGTGTAATGGGTCACGCGGCGAAAGTAGCCCTCGGAGGTGAGATTATAGAATGTACAAGTGTTGCTTCGAGTGATGGTCCTGAGAGATAATCGTCTCCGGGAGGTGAGTCATAAAACGCTTCACCGCAGTCAGCACTGATACCAACCAGCCTGAGATCTTGGAAGTCTTGAGAGGCGTAGGAGCTCAGGTATGGTATATCGGATGGCCCCTGGATTTATTGGTTGCTTTCAGGGGAAGTTTTCATGTTCTTGAAGTAAAGATGCAAGGTAAGATTCCGAGCAAGAAACAAGAGCAAGTGATCAGGCAGATGAAAGCCTGTGGTTGTACTGCTCATGTGGTTTATAATCTCGGGGATGCTTTGAGAGCTATCGGAGCGATTGGGGTAAATGGAGATTGAATGATGGACGAAATGAACGAACAAATAATCTTAGGACTTTGCATAGACATCTTGGATGAAACGGCGGCGATTTGCGGATTATCCAAAGTCGGCAAGAAAAAAGTGGAAGAAGGAATCATTAATGACAATTGGGAAGAATGGTCAGAGTGGTTTCCGCTAGATGAATTGTTTGGGAGAATATCTCGACAAGTGACTGCCAAAACTAATACCATATAGACTTTATCTATTATTACTTGACAACAATTCCGATAGCGTGTAATCTTTAGACGATACGCTTTCCATTGTGCGCGTATCCTCCGATCGAGGGGGCCGACTGTCAATCGGCCCCCTAACACTACTTGACAAACACTCCTTCACCATGTAACATGCGATTAGCTTAGGAGGTCAACCCTCAATCATATTAAGAGACTCTTGATCGTACTGCTGGTAGTCGGCTTGAGTCTCTTCGTGCCTTACAGCTCACCAGCGCATGAGTTAAAACCGACATCGGTAGCGACTGCTGTTGTGTTTTCGCCATTCGCTGATTACATCGGTCTGGATTTGGTCGAGCAATTCAGAATCACGACCCACGAAATTTGGCACGAAGGGAATGGCTCGATCAGAGAATATATGCTGACCGAAAGTGATGCAATGGTGCTAACTCGGATAGCGATGGGTGAAGCTCCGAGTTGTATTGATGACCGTATCATGGTCATGTGGAACATTAGATTGAGGGCAGAGCTTGGTTTCAAGAACGCCGGTGCTTATGGTGGATGGAGGGCAGAACCAGATCGTTGGGGGCCGCCGACATCAATCAAGAGAGAAGGCGTCAGTGGTCAGTATGCACCAGTGACGGCGACCAACAATGTATACTTTCCGTTGATTGTGAATTCACATATTCGAGCGATGATCTCACCAACGGATAAGCAGCTTGGGGCATTTTATCTGACTTACATAGTTGCACTCAAGATAGTAGATGCACCAATGTCAGATTACCCCGAGCAATTGAAAGGGTTTGATAGTTTCCGAGCTCCATCGATAGCATGGCATGGTCAACGCAATCGTCCAGGTGGATTGAAGAGTATACAGCTTTTCTCACGCGGCGAGATCTGGAGAGATGAATATCCTCAGGACAACGTGTTTTGGGAGCTATTAAAAGAGGCTTTGGAGAACTCAGAAAATAGGTATTTGGGAAATGGTAGACAAGAAATTTATCAATAGATTAATCCGAAGGTAAGATATGAGAGAAACAAACCGCGCTAGTATGTTCATAATGTCATAGACATAGGGAATTAGTGGAAATCCGAAGTAACGTGACACTCAGAGATGTTCAACAGAAATGCACAACAATGTACTGCGAAAGCTAAAAGTACAGGAAAGCGCTGTAATAATCCTGCCGTTAAGGGGCGTACCGTTTGTCGATTGCATGGTGGACACGCGGGGCGCCCCATTATTCATGGTCGCTATAGTGTCGAGCACCGCAAATCATTAGCGGAGAAGGTACAGAAGTTTTTAGAGGATCCATCGCCAGGCGATTTAACTTCTGAATTGGCTCTGATGAGGGCACTATTGCAAGATTTTCTTGGTCGTTACGAAGATCCTCTTCCCATGCCTGTGAGCGCCATTGATCACGCGTTTGGGATGATTGATCAAGTATCAAAGCTAGTGGAGCGGATCAGTCGCATATTGAATGCAACTGCACTGACCCAGGTTGAGCTCCACTATTTACAAGTAACGTTGATAGACTTATTGATGAGATATATTGATGATCCAAATAAACGGCTCGCCTTTGTTAGTGAACTCAGGAAAGCTACCGGAATTAGTCGAAGCAATAGCGACGGTAGTTCAATCCCGATCACTTCCAGCCGGAATAGGTTGGCAGAATTACATAGATGATCCAGTTGCATTTGTCGTTGACCTTTTCACATTTCCTGAAGGCGAGGAAATAGCACCTTACCAATCTGAAGCACTAGAAAGACTCGTTGTAGAACACCGAGTCAGCTTGCGCGGACCTCATGGATTGGGGAAAACTGCTTTAGCTGCATGGGCTGTCTTATGGTTTGCCTGCACGCGGCCAGATGACACCAAGATCCCTACCACAGCAAGCGCCTGGCGCCAGCTCGAGAAATTCCTGTGGCCCGAAATACACAAGTGGTATCGACGTGGTGATTGGGATAAGTGGGATAGTAAAGGCGGGATCAAGCCTAATCTGCTCATGCTCAAGTTGAAAGTGGGAGTTGGCTGCGAAGCATTTGCTCTAGCCTCGGATAATGAGGCATTGATCGAAGGAGCTCACGGCACCAATCTACTTTATGTATTTGATGAGAGCAAGGCTGTACCAGAAAAGACATGGGATGCTGCCGAAGGTGCGTTTGCTACAGGTGATGCTTATTGGCTGGCAATCTCCACTCCCGGGGACATGAGTGGAAGATTTTACAACATTCACCGTCGAGCCCCTGGACTTGAGGACTGGTGGACAAGGCATGTCAAACTCGAAGAGGCAATCAAGGCTGGACGCATCAGACGAGAATGGGCAGAAGCCCGTGAACGTCAATGGGGTAAAGATAGTCCAGTTTATCAAGCTCGTGTATTGGGTGAATTTCCAGAGCAGGCCGAAGATGCACTTATTTCGTTGAAATGGCTGGAAGCGGCTAGATTACGAGAACTGGATCCGGGCGAGAACGAAAAGATTGCCGGCCTAGATGTGGCCGATACTGGAGCAGACGACAGTGCCATGTTCATCAGGCAGGGACCAGTTGTACTCAGTGGTGAGTGGTGGCATGGACACGAGCTCATGGCAACTACGGGGAAAGCCAAGAGTATCGGTCTGCATGTGAATGTGGACTCGATCGGTGTGGGTGCCGGCGTCTGTTCGAGATTGAGGGAATTGGAACATCCTAACTCGGCTATTAACGTAGGAGCGGGAGCGCGGGATAAGGAGCATTTTCTAAACAAGCGAGCTGAGTTGCATTGGGGATTACGAGAGCGCTTCAGAGATGGGGATATTGATCTCAGTCGATTACCTCAGCATGTGTATGATCGGTTGTCTGGAGAACTGACTGCGATAAAATATACATATACGAGTGCGGGCAAGATCAAAATCGAGCCCAAGGCGGATATGAAAAAGCGGCTAGGACATTCACCCGATCTAGCAGATTCGTTGATGCTTAGTTTTGCGCCGCCTTCTCTAGCTGCTTCTAGTTTGGTTGATTTTGCATAGGGGTAAACATGAACTTATTTGAGAGAATAGCCAAGGGTTTGGGATACACAAAGGCCGACTTAGTAGTACCAAACTGGTTATTGGCGACGGCGGCTGGAGAGAAGTTTAGGATTCCAGATGGGTCGCTATGGGAAAGTCAGGCCAGGTTATATCAACAGCTCTCATGGGTTCAAATTGCGGTGTCCGTTGTCGCTCAGAGCTGCGCTACTACGGCCTTCGGTGTCAAGAAACTGGTAAAGGAAGAGCGAGAGGATAGTATCAATCATCCATTTGAATTGCTACTCAACAAACCCAATCCACTGATGAGCCGATTTGAATTTCTCGAAGCAACTATTGGCTATCGTTCTATCACTGGAAATGCTTACTGGTGGCTCAACCGGACATCAGAAGATCAAGAGCCAATGGAATTATGGATTCTCCCACCTCACAAGATTAAGCCCGTTCCTGACGAAAGGCTTTATCTGAAGGGTTATTTATATGAGCCTGGTATAGGCGATCCACAAGCACTGGAACCATGGGAAGTCGTGCATTTCAAGAAATACCATCCATTATCGCCTTTCGTTGGATTGTCACCGATTGAATCTATTGCAATAGTGGCTACAGGCGACTTGAAGATGCAGGCCTGGAATACCAAGTTGTTCGGAGAGAACAACGCAAGACTACCAGGTATCCTAGCGTTTGCCGATCCAATTCCCGATGCTGAATGGGAGAAGATCAAGCAGGATACGCGAGATAAGGCCGCCAAACGAGAACTAATGATGTTGCGTCATGCCGGCAAAGGTGGCGTCGAGTGGATGCAAGCTGCGATGAGTCAAAAGGACATGGAGTTCATGGCTGGTCGCAAGTTCACCAAAGAGGAGATATTCGGGATCTTCGCTCCTGGATTGGCTTCGATGCTGGACGTGAACGCAACAGAAGCCAATGCAATAGCAGGTAGGGCCACATTCAGCGAACACTGTCTCTGGCCTTTGCTAGTGTCGGTAGCGGAAAAGATCAGCAATAATGTATTGGCTTCTTACGGCGATGATCTGGTAGGTGAATTCGAGGATATAAGATTCGTTGATCGGACGCTCGAACTTAGGGAACAGCGGGAATATTCGAGGACTCACAGCATTGATGAAATCCGAACAAAATATTATTCTGATGATGCAATAGGCGATGAGCGCGGCTTCTTGCTCCCGCTACAGATTGCCCCAGCACCAGTAATGACGGGATCAGTCCCGGCACCTGATGTTTTCCAGCCTAAAGAGGAAGCTCAGGAAACTACAGGCGAAGAAATAAAGACCGAGCTCGACAAGTGGCAGAGGAAAGCCGAGGGACACATTCGACGTGGCGATGATGTAGTATTTGATTTCAAGAGCGACATCATCCCCCTTGAATTGAAAGCCAAAGTTCTGAGTATGCTGACCGATGCAAAGGCTATCAGTGACATAGGCGTAATCTTCAAAGCGGTGAAATCCGAGATGCTAGGACAATATGGAAACTTTGCACCATTAGTCGCTGCGCTCACCAATGCAACACTGGCTATGAGAGAGATGGCGTAATTTGAGGTGAATGATGAGATTGCTCTTACGCATTAATGGCGAACATATCAAACTCATAAGGTTGGATGGAGGCTATCGTTCATGGACTATTGAATACAGTCATGGGCTACAAGCTAAATTAGATGGTGGATGGAAAAACCTGTGGCATTGGCCGACTTTTCATCATGCGGACGCACGAACCCTTAGAAGTAAATTATGATAACCAACACTCATGGTATAGAAGTAACCGTCAACGAACTGAGAGACGAAATGGCTAAGTGGGGTATTGGCGTTCCGTTCTCTCTGAAGAGGCGGGATCCAAGGGAGCCAGGACGAAAGCAAAAGGAAGAGTCTGAGGATGCGCTATTTGCCCTATTCATGCGCCAGTTCCGCAAACAGACTAAGGGCATACGTGACATGCTGAAGCTCGTGGCCTCTGACCGTAAGGCCATAACTGATCGACCAGTTTCATTCTACTTCGATTACTTAGATGATGACTTTTGGGTTGATGAGGATTTTATAGCTGAAGTCGCTAGATTGTTTACTAAGGCCGCCAAACAAGGCATCGTATTATTCGAAAGTACTATTGGTCTGAGCATGGACTATACGCTGACAAATGTGGAAGCTGCGAAATGGGCTGCTGAATATTCCTATAAGCTCATTAAGAAAATCGATAAGACAACTACAAAAGCATTACAGACCATATTTAAGACATTCATCGATACACCCGGGATGACAATCGGTGATCTGGTCAATATGCTACCCTATACGGAAGCTAGGGCGCTGAATATAGCTGTAACAGAAACCACTAGGATTTATGCGACGGCGGAACGACTGGCGGGAGAAGCACTACAAAAAGAATATCCCGATGTTCAGGTTATCCAAACGTGGTGGACCAATCAAGATCCTCCTCGCTTGTGTGAAGTGTGCGAAGCTCTACATGGTAAAGAGGTATTATTAGGTGAATTGTTTGATAATCAGTTTGAAGGACCGCCAGATCCGCACATCGGATGTAGATGCTGGACTACAACGACAACGAGGTTGAAGCAATGAAAATTATAATAAAACCATACGGATCATTCTGGGAACATCTTTGTCATTTTAGGCTGTACATGGCGTTTCGTTCCTTGTTTGGTTGGAAACGGTCAGGCCCTTATGGATCAGCAATGACATTAGACAATTTTGGTCTACGGCTTTTTCTTTCTGATAGAGATGACTAATGCCTGAAGTAACTATCGAAGTCGAAGGGCTTGATAAGGTTCTCGCCAAGCTCCATAAGTTTCCAGCGAAGATCGCCCGCAATTTCAGCGCGGCAGGAGCAGAGTCGGCGAAGGATGTGATCCTGCCAACTGAAGGATTGCAGAACTACCCACCGATAACCGAAGCGAATATGCCGCCTGTGCCTTATTATATCCGAGGTAGGGGAATACAATACGCGGCGAGGAATCTTATGAACTCTGAGCGATTAGGAACAAGGTGGGTTGTCGAGAGGAAAGGCTTTAGTACAGTCATTGGCAATCCAGTGAGTTATGCCAGGTATGTCCACGGTGAAGAGCAGGCAGAGGCGATGAAAGGTATTGGATGGAAGAAATTGTTTGCTGTAGCCAAGCAAAAGATAAAAGCCATTCAGAAAGTTTACCAAGCATGGGTCAATAAGACCATAAAGGATCTCAAGTTATAGGAGTAGAACATGCCAAAGCCTAAAAAAGGTGAAAAGGAAAAGGACTTCATAGCACGTTGCATTCCGATTGTGATTGAAGATGAGACAGCCGAGGATCAGGAACAGGCTATTGCTGTTTGTTATTCCATGTGGCGAGAAGAACATCCTGAAAGTAAAGCAATCTATGGTGATGAGTTGAGCAAGCAGGATGAACTACGTGAGATCGAAATGGCGTTCGATCATACGTTTCCTTGTAATGAAGCCGCTCAACCTATGGGTAGCTTTTATCCCTGGATTGTTGCAACATACGATGCGTTATTGATCGTCGAATTATCTGGTAAGTATTACAAAGTCTCATATTCTCGTGAAGGTGATAATATCGTCTTTTCTCCATTTGTTGAATGGGAAGAGGTTCAGAAAGACGAGGAATGGATAACTAAGGCTCGGAACTATAGGATCAAAGCTGCGCGTATCAAGGCTGTAGGCGATTGGGAACTAGACGTATTGGCTATTCCTTATGGTGGGCCTAATAAGGGACGTGATGCAGAGGGCGAGTATTTTAGCGAAGAAACCAATCTGTATCTGGATAAGTTCAATAGTCCAATTGTTTCTTATTATCATGGGTTCGATCCCGATGGTTATCCCCAAGGTAATCCAGAGGAAATCGGTGAAGTCCTGAGCAGAGAAAACAAAAGCGATGGCTTATGGGTTCGTGTCTTACTTGACAAGGCCAGTGAGTATGCTAAGCGCGTATGGGAAGCCGCCAAAGAAGGTTTAGCCAGGGCTTCAAGTGGAACGATTGAACATATCAGGCGGGTAACCCGTGATGGGTTGATAACCCATTGGCCCTTCGTAGAATTGGCACTATTCGACACAGAGGGACATAGACAGCCGGCTAATGATTATGCTGTCGCACTTCCAGTATTGAAAGCAGCGTATAAACAAGCCGGTAAAGACTGGCCTGAATTGCCAGAGGATGAGACGGATCTGACATTGGTTCAGTTGAAAGGGAGGGCGTTCCTGTTAGAAGAGTAATATTAGTTGACATAGTAAATGGTTTGATGTAGGATTGCCATAGCGTAATCATCACACCTTCCGCTGGGAAGATAAAGCCTGAAAGACGGTTTTCTACTTAGAGAAAACTGTATAGAGGTAAACAAAGCTCGGTTGGAAGGGTAAGCGTCGATAGACGGTGTACCGTAGACGCCTTGTGAAAAGCAGCGGTTTATGTCGTTGCTATTCAAGGGCGTCATTTCTTTTGTGAGCGCCCAACGGGAGAATAGTCATGGATTTGAAAGAGAAGCTCGCCGCGCTCCGGGCTAAAATCAAGGAGCTTGCAGCCAAGTCAGACATCACCAAGGAAGAGGCCACTGAGCTCGAGGCTATGCTTGAAGAAGCAGAAGGCATCAAAGTTCAGATCAAGGCCGCGGGAGAGGTCGCTGAAGGTGATAAGGAACTAAGTGAAGAAGAAGCAACCGAACTCGAAAAGGTGAAGAAAGAGGCCGCCGAAGAAGCGGTTGCCGAAGCCGAAAAGAAATGGAAGGCAGAAGCAGCTAAGGCCAATCGTCTATCTAGCGGCGATGATGAATTCACCGCTCCTCATATCACGCAGTTCACTGAACTTCGGAAGTACGACAATCTGGACGCGGTCGATCAGTCACTATTGGTCGGCATCCTGAGTTCGGTGGGACCGGCATCAGCAGCATATGCTGGGGCAGTCTCGGAAAATGCCCGCAAAGCGCTGGCTATCAAACTGATTGAGGACAAGACTGAGATCGGACATCGCGGACGTGGTGCGATGAAAGCGGTCGGCATCAAGTCGATGAAAACTAACGAGGTGATGGGTTCGGATCTTAATGACTATGGCGATGAATGGGTGGGGGTTGCATACTCGACATCGCTGTGGGAGAAGATCCGATTAGGTACGTTCGTTGCTCAACGGCTTCCCAGCTTCGAGATGCCTCCGGGAATGGAATCGATCTACTTCCCAATAGACGAAACCGATCCCACGTTCTACAAAGTCACTCAAACCGTGAATCATGACACCACAATGCTGTTCCCTGTGGCTACTGTGAAGAGCTCTAAGAAAGAAACGGAACGAGTACAGTTGACGCTTGGCAAGATGGGTGCACGAGTACCTTGGTCAGGTGAAATGCAGGAAGACTCACTGATCCCGTTCGTCAATATAATCCGGTCTACTCTAGTAACGGCTGGTGCAGCGCAGCTTGAACATCTGCTCATCGATGGCGACACAGAGACCAGCAATGCCACAAACATCAACGACATCGGTGGTACTCCACCTTCAACTGATCTATACCTACTTCTAAATGGTTTTCGGAAGTCGTGCATTATCACCACCTCGGCCAACAGTCGCGATGGTGGCGTGCTGACTGTCAACGATTTCTTGGAGACGATCAAGTTGATGGGAAGCGCCGGGATCAATGCAATGGACATCAACAAAGTGAGCTTCATCATTGATCCGAGCACACACTGGAAGGCGCTGGAACTCGCTCAGGTTATGACACGGGATGTATTCGCACAGCCAACAATCGAGAACGGAAAGTTGACTGGCGTGTTCGGATACAAGATTGATGTGTCGGCCAATATGCACTTCATGTCGTCCGTTCGTAAAGCTGATACAGCAGGTAAGATTGATCAGGACACCACAACCAATAACACCAAGGGAGCAATCCTCGCGGTTCGCTGGGATCAGTGGAAGTTGGGCTGGCGTCGTCGTATGACAATGGAAGTCACCCGCTATCCGCGGTCTGACTCCTGGGAGATCACCGCGCTAATGCGTCTCGGCTTAATTCAGCGGGATACGGAAGCTTCAGCAATTTCGTACAATATCACAATTTAGGACAAAATCGGTCCTAATTAGCTTGCTGGATGAGGGTTGCCTAACAAGCAATCCCCGGAGGCAAAGGAGAACGAAATGAGTAGACCATATATTTTGAGGAAGAATGTTTCGAGAATATCGGACCCACAGGGCGGTCATGCCGCTCTAGGATTGGGTATAGGAAATGTCTACTGGGTAATCAAAACGACAGAGACTCACTATGCTCAATTCCTAGAAGATCATCTGTTTGAATATAGCGACGGGAGCGCCAGTGTGCAAACGTCAATTCAAGCTGCACTAGACGCTACTGTAGAATGCAGGAATGACTATGTAATGGTCATGCCTTCGGATTCGGACTATGATCTTACTGCTGCGCTTACCTTGAGCAAGAAAGGTGTGCATCTAATCGCTGCGGGTTCATCTCCCTACTATCCGAATGGATGTGGAAACTCGGTGCGTCTTGATCAAACAGGCGCATATCCAGTCATGGTTGTATCAGATTCGGCAATAGAAATTGCTGGTTTCTATCTGAAAAACTATTATTGCAAGGGCGGGATAATCATCGCCAATACGAGTTATGGATTGAACATCCATCACAACTATTGGGCAATGCGTTTGAATACAGCGACGAATGAACCGATGCTTGGTCCGTACATCTCCAACGCAAGTGGCGATGCTGGAGCGTGGTCAACGTTTCACAGCAACTTCATCCAGTCTCAAGCTGGAGCAAGCGCGACCATTGCTGCGATCATCCGGTTTAACTCGCAGGCAACTGGAGTTCGTGTTCTGAATACCGATATAGCAATCGGCGACACAGACAACACTGCGACCGTAGGCATCTTGAATCTTTCGGTCAAAGGACAGGTCAATGATTGTAACTTCAGCGCACATCAAACTGCCAGCGGCGCAGGCGTTTTCACGCACTGTATTCAAATCCACGCTAGCGGAACCGCTTACGGAAACCGCGGGAACGTTGCAGATGGCGAGCTAGTGGTTGGTGGCACAGATGATTTGAGCTATGTACTCAACTACAACTCTGTCGATGGTGGCACACAAGACGAACAGCATTAATAAGCAAGTGCCAGCCATTAGGAAAGGTGAATGGATATGATACGAACGGTCCGTTTTCTAAAAAACTACAGTGGTCCATTTTCGGGTGAGATGTTCCATGCTAAAGGTGAGATTGTCTCTGAAGCAACGCCCCCAGCGTTGTTACAGGTAGACAAACTTTTCAAAGATAAAACGGTGGAACTTTTTGAAGAGGGAATGGACGAGAAAGCTGTAGCAAAGCCGAAGGCAAAGCCAAAAGCTAAGGCCAAGTCAAAGGCCAAATAATCGAATAGTGCTGAGGGGGGAGGTTTCCAAGCCTCCTCCCTATCAGCAATCTAAAAGGATTTAAGCAAATGGGTCAAAAATTTTCGAGTGCAATACAGGGACCCGGAGATCCACAGATAGTTAGCTATTCTACTGCGGTCGTAAATCTAGCCGCAAGCACGGCCAGTCAGGAACTAGTTGCCACTCCAGGCGCAGGCAAACAAATCTGGGTATATGGCTTGTTTATGATGGCCGATACCAACGCGGGAACTGTGGTCCTTACGGACGAAAGTGACACGGCTTTATCGGGAGTGATGGCTGTCAGCGATGAGGGTGGTTGGGTTCTACCCATGTCTGGCAACTTCGCGATGCCGTGGATCAAAGTCACAACCAACAAAGCTCTTGATGCCGACACTGGGGCTTGTACGGTTGATGGGATAATCACATACGCAGTCGTGGAAGTATAAAATGTCTAGTTTAACTACTGTAGGAGCTGGACCTAGTGCGGCTACCGATCCTTATGCCGACTATCTGGTGTATGACAAGTTTACGGATGATGATGCAACGGCATTAACGAGTCATACGCCAGAGAAAGATGCCGAGGCTGGCGGGTGGGCAGTTGGTGAAAGTGCATACATAATAACTAGTAATAAAGTAGTAGCTCCAACCGCCGCAGGTCGTCAATACGCCTATATTGATTCTGGCCAAGCCGCCGTTCTTGTATCAGGTTCGGTTATTGCCCCTAGTGGATTGATTGCGAGACTGAGTGATGCTACTCATTGCCTCTTTTTGTGTGTTCTTGCAGGAGCAACAGATGAGTTGCGAATTTATAAAGACGACGCTGCATTTACCAGCTTAGCAGGAACAGCTCATGATTATACGAACGGTGTTGAGTATAATGTGACGTTTGATTGCGATGGCAACGATTTGGTTGGGACTGAGAACGGAACATCAGTTTCAATTACCAACACGTTCAATAATACGCAAACATCCTGTGGGCTGTGGAATAACAGTCCAGATGGATCGCAAATTCATGACGATTTCACAGTGGAGGCCAGCTAATGAAGGCCATGTTTGTGGTTGCGAAAAGAAAAGGTGATGGCAAAACGATTGAAACGGCATGGACGCCTTGGTATATAGGTAATTATAAGCTGGCTGGCTGGGCTACACATGATTACGGAGAATATTTTGCTGGTAACATCTTTCACGTAGATCAATCCATCCTCGACGCAATCACCACTGACTTGCGTACTGAGTTCGCAATCCCAATCGAAGTGCATGGAAAGAAGCTCGGCTGGAAGAATAAGGATGACGATCTTCCCGCTAGTCTACATGGCAAGATAGTTTCATGGATCGCCAAGGCGGGCCTGCACAAACTCGACTCCAACATGAAAAAGCCTGGGCAAATAGCAAAGCACATCATGTCGCAGGTGTCGGAGGTTGAGGGCGTCGATCCTCTCAATGGATTCAGGGTTCATTGGAGCGAATAAATGGCAATCAGCAATGGGTATGCAACCTTAGCAGAATACAAGGCTTGGCAATCTGTATCTAGCACCGACACGACTGATGATAGTGTAATTGAAAACATCATAGAAGCCACTAGTCGGTACATCGATGGTGAGACTGCGCGCAATTTCTACGCTAGAACTGAGACACGCTATTTCAGCGTTCCAGATCCTGCAAGCCGCCAGCTCGATCTCGATGACGATCTTCTGACGATAACTACATTGACCAACGGCGATGACAATACCATCGCAAGCACCGAATACAACTTCATTCCTAAGAACGTCACCCCTTATCGGGCGATCAAACTGAAGGCCTCGAGCACTTATTATTGGACTTTTGACGATGATGGAAACTCAGAATATGTGATCAGCGTTGCCGGAACATGGGGATGGGCTGCCACTGCTCCACATGACATCAGACAGGCTTGCTTGATGATCGCCATAAGTATGTATAAGCGGCGCTTTGGGGAGAACGTCTCCAGCACGTATAAAGTGACCGCGGCGGGGATAGTAGTTACTCCCCAAGACGTTCCCAGTCAAGCTGCCGCGATCTTACGGAAATATAATCGATGGCTTTAGCGTTTGCGACTATCACCGATAGCATTGCGGGGATCTCAGTCTCAGGCGTGACCATAAAAGACATCGATGAGATCCCAGAGAGCGTGTTAGTTCGTGATTGCCCGATTATGTATCCAGAGCCGGATGGTTTCATTAGTGGATTGACCTATACTCGAGACAGCACCGGACCGGGCTCGACAGCGTTGGCAACCGTTACCTACAACATGACTTATGCCTTTCTCTACACTCCGGTAGGTGCTGGTAGAGGCTTGTTTGATATTTACGACGACATGCTGACTAAGGTGGGGTTAATCATCGATGCAATCATTATCAGCGATGGGATAACTGGCGTGGTGGACTTGACGATAGGAGACGCTATCCAATTCGGTGCGGTGCCAGATCCCGCAGGCAATATGTTTATCGGAACTAGGCTGATCTTCGCAATTATGGAGTTTGTGAACTAGGAGAAACGTATGGCAACGGGAAGAACAGTAAATCGTTGGGTTCGCTTCTACATGGCGGGCTATGATATGAGTGGCTATTCGCGCACTGTTGGCCCGCTAAAATGGGAATATGAAGAAGCTGAAATAACCGCTCAGATGGGTGATGCTGTAAAGGGTTATCTTCCTGGTAGTGCATCGATAAGTCCTGGTGTACTAAACGGTGTCTTCGATAGCACGGCAACTTCAGGACTCCATGTCATCGCAAGCACCGTGGCACAGTCTGAAGTAGTGATGGTCCCGATTGGTATAAGAGCCGCTCCCGCGGC